CGGGTTTTGCACCGTGGCGAAGAACTACTAGCAAGCCATGTCAACAGGGCTGTCCTTGCTAGGGCTAACGGCCAAGTGGTTATCTCTTCCCAGCGTTCACCTGGGCCTATCGAAGCAGCCCGACTTTTAGTGGTTGCTGCAGCGATGGTGTCACGCCCGATAAATACTGGCAAGGCTGCAATGGCTTTTCGTAGATAGTTGCATTTGCAACAAATCTGTGTAAGACTCCGAGCGTGGGTCTTTTCTCTCGCAAAATCCGAGCCGAATACGCCAGTGCGCCAATCAAGGCTGCTGCTGGTGTCGGCTCGTCCGGAATACCTGCTTTTTATGCGTGGAACGCTGGCACAGTTGAGACACTGGCGTTGTCTTTGCCCACCGTTTCACGCTCTTATGATTTGATGGCTTCGACCATTGGAAGCCTTGAATTTAGGCAATGCACAAAGCAGTGGACAGGCGAAAAATACGAAAAGATTTATGTGCCTAACGAAACGTGGATGGAGCGCCCTGATCCAAACTTGCCACGTCAGTTCATGCTTGCAAATACATTTAAAGATTTATGGTTTTACGGTCGAGCCTTTTGGTATGTAACTAGCCGTAACGCCAGCGACGGACGACCCATGAGTTTCCGTTGGTTAGCAGCTGCAAACATTCAAACTCCCGACGAAACTGGCCCACAGTATTTTGGGATGACTGACAACATTCAGTTCAACGGTGTCAACATTGACGCTTCAAATGTGATCACTTTCTTGTCGCCGACAACTGGACTTATCTTTACAGGCCAGCGTGCTTTCAACATTGGCTATCACCTAGACCAAGCAGCCGACCGATACGCCACCATTGAAACTGTGCCTGGCTACCTTCAGCAAACCTCTGCTGGCGAAACCATGTCAGGCGAAGAACTAGGTGATCTTGCTGCATCGTGGGCATCGGCTCGCCGTGATGGAAACGTCATTGGCGCACTCAATAACTTTGTCGAGTTTGTCGAGTTTGACAAAGACCCAATGAGTGTCAACAGCGAACAACGCCAGTACCAAGCACTCGACCTCTCAAGGCTTTGCTCCGTCCCTGCCTATCTCGTTTCGGCACCCACCCCCGGTGCTTCAATGACCTACCAGAACGCACAGCAGGCAAGACAAGACCTTTGGTTATTTGGTGCACAGATGTACGCCACAGCAATTACACAGCGCCTTTCAATGGATGACGTGTTGAGCCGTGGACGCCACGTTGAGTTTGACCTTGACGATCTACTTGAGCAGAACGACATGGCCGAAATGTACAAAGAACCTGAAGTGCCTACACCATCGGAGACAGAATTATCATGATCAGACTTCAAGCCATTCCAGTGACACTGGATGCAGCTGCAGGCGAAGATTCGCCACGCACCATCACAGGCGTTGCCGTACCTTGGGATGTCACAGCAACAGTTTCAGACGGCACAAAGGTTTCTTTCCTTCGTGGCGCTTTTGACCTTGAAGCAAAGAACCCGAAACTTTTGGAAAATCACGATTCGACGCAATTGCGTGGCGTTGTGACTGAACTTGCAGATTCAGAAGAAGGACTTTTGTTTACTGCAAAGTTTGCCAAGACCAGAGCATCAGATGATGCAATTGAACTTGTGAAGGCAGGCGCTTACGACTCCGTAAGTGTTGGAGCCATTCCATTGAAGTTCACAACCACGAAAGACGGAACAATGATTGTTTCTTCAGCATCGCTTGAAGAAATCAGCCTTGTTGCATCCCCGGCATTCAAAGATGCCATCATCACAGAAATCGCTGCTTCCGAACCTGAAGAAGAAGCATCCGAAACCCCCAACAACGACACTTCCGAGGAGGAAACCATGTCACAAGAAACACCAGCAGTCGAAGCCTCCCAGCCCGACATTATTCAAACTCCACTGCTCGCAACAGCACGTCGTGAGTTCAAACTTCCATCAGCATCTGAGTACATTGCAACTTTCGTTCGTGGTGGCCATGACTGGGCACAGATGAACGCAAACATTCGTGCAGCAGCACCCGACATTGTTACCTCTGACATTCCTGGCGTGATCCCGACTCCAATCGTGGCTCCTATCTACAACAACTTTCAAGGCCGTCGCCCTCTGATTGACGCAACTGGCGTTCGTGCCATGCCTCAATCTGGCGCAGTTTTTATTCGTCCAGTAGTAAGCACCCATTCAACAATTGGAACTGCAACGCAGAACACAACCATCACAGCATCAGCATTTGAAGTTGACGATGTGCAAATCACCAAGACAATCCAAGGTGGATACGTTGAAATTAGCGAAGCCTCAATGGACTGGTCACAGCCTGAAGTGCTCGGCGCTTTGCTTGACGACATGGCTCGTGTCTATGCAGACCGTACCGACCTTCTTGCTTGCTCAGAGTTGCAGACTGGTACAACCAACAGCAACAACTTTGCGAACGCATCTATCGCAGACCCAACCTATTGGGTTGAGTGGATGTACACAGCAGCTGCAGACATCCTCACAGGCTCAAACGGCAACTTGCCTTCAATCCTTGCTGTGTCTCCAAACGTCTGGAAGTTGATGGGTTCACTCAGCGACACTGCAGACCGTCCATTGTTCCCACAGGTTGGGCCAATGAACGCATTTGGTTCACTCAGCCCCGGTGGAGACGCTGGTTTCGCTTTCGGACTTCGTGTAGTCGTTGACCGTAACTTGACCTCAGCAGGCATGACAATCCTTGACCCAACAGCAATTGAAAACTGGGAACAGCAAAAAGGCGCAATCAGCGTTGAACAGCCTTCACAGTTGTCACGTCAAATTGCTTTCCGTGGTTACTTTGCCTCGAAAGTCATTGACGCAACCAAGACCATCAAGGCTGCTTTCGTCTAAACCGACGAACTACTAGAGGAACTGAAGAACCATGGCCAGTTATGATCTAGCGTTTCACACACGCCTAGACGGTGTTGTGGTTCTTCAGACCTTCGTTGAAACTGGCATTCAAGTTGGCGATGTTGTCACCATCGCTGGCGCTGGGCATAACATCAACGGCACACACACCGTTCTATCAACGCAAGACAACGAATTCATTGGACAGTCAGACGAAGGCGACTTTGAGTTTGACAACGAAGTCATTCGACTGTTTCAGTTTCTCTTCCGAGACGCTGACGGTGACCTAGAGCGTTCTGTTGCTACAGGAACTGTGACCTTCACACCGTCTGTATCGTGGATACAGGCTTCCGATGTCACAAGTTGGTTAGGTATTGACGTGGCTACTGCTAACGACACGGCCTTCATAACGGTCTGCGTCAATGCCACCAACAACTGGTGCTTCAGAAAACGTCGTGAGGCTGGTTACACAGACTCGATGACGACAGTGCCCGGTGCCGATGTAAAACTCGGTGCGATCATGTATGCAGCAACTCTTTACCGTGAGCGTGGCTCTGCAGATTCGTTTGCCTCATTTGACGCAATGTCTTCAATACCTATCCCCTCAACCATGGGACGGATCATGTCTCTCATTGGTTGTGGCCGTCCACAGGTGGCGTAATGGCTGCATCTGGAATCCTTGTTGACGCAGTGAACGCAATCAAAACGGCGCTCACAGCGTTGGGTTTGAAACCAGTCACAGACCCACGCAACGCACGCCCCATGTCTGTCTTCATTGAATTACCAGTGATGACGTCATACACATACAACATTGGTGATTTTCGCATTCCAGTTCGCATACTTGCAGCTCCTCCTGGCAACCAAGATTCAGGTGATTACTTGATGACAACGGTTGACACAATCATGAACTCTTCCATTGCCGTAGTTGACGCCCGACCGGGCAACGCTTCTTACGGTGGGCAAGACATCCCAACATACGATTTGACTGTGGCTATCGCAGTCAAACGAAACTAGAAAGGTCAGAAATGGCAACAACAACATTCCTTAGCAATGCAACGATCAACATCACGCAGGGCGCAACTACTTACGACTTGAGTGATCAGGCAAACGCTTGCACAATCACCATTGGTCAGGACTCGCTTGAATCAACAGCATTCGGTGACACTGGTCATCGCTTTGTTGGTGGCCTTCAGAGCGTTGAAGTTTCAATTGACTTCTTCTTGTCTTACGGTGGCTCAGGCGCAACGTCAGAAGTTGAAACAGCACTTGCAGCAATGGTCGGTCAAGGCAACACCACACTTGTCATCAGCCCATCTGGAACGACCGAATCGGCGTCTAACCCTGAGTACACCATTACAAACGCAATGATGGAAAACTTCACACCAATCAACTCAACCGTTGGTGAACTCGCAACCGTCACGGCTACCTTCACTGGTGGCACATGGGCACGAGACATTACCTGATCTAAGGAACGAGGGAAACAATGAAAATCCAACTACGCATCACGCCCAACGAAGGCGAACCATACGAACTAGAAACCAATCTGTTCGTCATTGTCGCTTGGGAACGCAAGTTCAAACAAAAAGCCTCAACGCTCGCTAACGGCATCGGCATTGAAGACCTTGCGTTCATGGCCTATGAATGCTGCAAACAAAACAACATTCCAGTTCCAGTTTCATTTGACGAATACATCAAGAAAGTCAATGCCGTCGAAGTAGTTGGTCAAGAAGACCCAAAAGCCACCGAAGCAACAGTTACCGAAGAGCCTTAGCAGAGGTACTTGTTGCAACAGGGTTTTACCCCCCACAAATAGAATTCGAGATTGACGATCTAACGACAGTCATTGAGATTCTGAACAACCAGCAGAAAGCACAACGGAAATGACAGCATCAGCCTCCATAGAAATAGCAGGTCTGAAAGAAACCATCCGTTCCCTGAACAAGGTTGAGCCGGGGCTTCGTAAAGAGTTCACCAAGAACGCCAACGAAATCGCCCAACCTGCTATTCAGGAAGTGCAAAAGGGCTATGCCAAGATTCCTTTGTCGGGTATGGCCCGAAACTGGACAGACAAATCAGGACGCAAAATCTTTCCGTTCTCGGTGGCAAAAGCACAGTCTGGAGTCAAGTTGAAAGTGGACGCTGCAAGGGAAGCAGTCAGCCTGCTTTACATCACACAGACCTACGTTGGCGCTGCCGTGTTCGAGGCTGCAGGGCGTAGCAACCCCAACACACTGGGAGACTCTCTAGGGCCACTCAAACCCAACCAGACGAGAGTTCTTGGGCCTTCTGTATTTAGGAAGCGTGGCGAGATTGAAAAGGGCTTACAGCGCCTCTCAATGGATGCCATTCAACGAGTCCAAAAGGAACTGAACTAATGGCTCTTGCTATACCAATCATAAGCACCTTCGACGGAGGTGGAGTTTCCAAGGCCATTTCGGAATTCCGAAATTTGGAGGGCGCAGGAAAAAAGGCGCAGTTCGCCATCAAGAAAGCAGCCGTCCCTGCAGCTGCAGCCTTGGCTGGTTTAGCCGTCGTTTTAGGCGACGCAGTGTCAGGCGCTATTGAAGACGCTGCAGCCCAAGACTTGCTTGCTAACAGCCTAAAAAAGACCACTGGTGCAAATGACGACCAAATTGCCAGTGTTGAAGATTGGATTACTGAGCAAGGAAAGTTGCTGGGTTTTTCAGATGACAAATTGAGGCCAGCGTTTGGCAGGCTTGCAAAAGCAACTGGTTCAGTCACTGAGGCTCAGAACTTGGCTAAACAGGCTATGGACATTGCCACAGCCACCGGCAAACCATTGGAGACTGTTGTAGGGGCGTTAGAAAAAGCCTATGGAGGCAACCTCACAGCACTTCAGAAACTTGCGCCTGAATACAGGCAAATGATTGAAGATGGCGCATCCTTTGAAGACGTCATGTATGCACTTGCCCAGACCACTGGAGGCGCAGCTGCAGAAGCAGCCGAAACCACGGCAGGCAAATTTGCTCGACTGAAACTTGGTTTTGACGAAACAAAAGAATCTATTGGTGCAGCGTTATTGCCAGCCGTCGAAAAGTTGTTGCCATACCTTCAAAAGTTTGCTAGTTGGGCACAAGACAACCCACAAACATTCATGATTATTGCTGGCGCTCTAGCAGCAATTGCAGCGTCAATTGTTGCCATCAACATTGCCATGGCACTAAACCCAATTGGGCTAATCGTCATCGGCGTTGGTCTGCTAATTGCTGGTCTTGCCATTGCCTACACAAAGTTTGAAGGATTCCGAAAAATTGTCGACGGCGTATTTGGCGCTATCAAATGGTGGATTACTAACGTTGTCATTCCACAGTTCAACCTGATGCTCACAGTGTTCAAAACCATCTTCAACGGCATTGCCTCAGTCTGGAACAACACCATCGGCAAATTCTCTTTCACTGTGCCGTCGTGGGTTCCCGGTATCGGTGGCAAAGGTTTTTCTATGCCCGACATCCCGATGTTGGCTGCAGGTGGCATCGTCACTGGCCCGACGCTGGCGATGATTGGTGAAGGCCGTGGCCCAGAGGCTGTGATTCCATTAGATCGCATGGGCGAGTTTGGCATGGGTGGTGGCACAACTGTCAACATCAACGTCAACGGTGGCGACCCACAGGCTGTGGTGCAGGCACTACGCACCTACATGAGGCAAAACGGTTCTATCCCTATTCGAGTAAGCAACATTTTCTAATGGCTTTGGGCTTGCAAGAATACAAAGTTTCCTATTCGGCTGACAATGTAACGTTCACTGCACTAACCAATGTTCAAAACATCAACTTGTCAGTAGGCATTCAGGCTCAACTAGACCAAATCAGAGCCTCAACAGGGCAGGTAGTTGTTAGGTATCCAACAGGATTTGCTTCACCGATTACGGCTCTCAAAGCAGGCACATACATAAAGATTGAAAACGACACAAATCCGAGTCCCTATGTTTTGTGGGTAGGGAAAATCTCTAATGTTGTCGTCGAGTATGGCATCCCCTATTCGGCTGGTGTAGGCCCTGCTGACTTCCTAACTATTTCCTGCGAAGGCTTTTTTGCTGACTTGGGTCGTATGACAGGAAACAACTATTCAATGGCTGCAGACACATTGACTAACCAGTTCACGGCTGCATCAACTCAATCTGGTGTCCCTATGTTTTGGAATGGCCAAGCGTCACGCACAGGAGCTGCACAAACCATTTCAGGAACTTGGGCTGATTGGCTAGCCAAAACTGCTTTATCTAATAATGCTCGTATGTGGGACGGCATTGCCTCGGCGCTTTACGATGTTTTTATTGTTGACCCATTTACTTTGACTGGCACTCAAAACTATTTCACAGATGGCACACCTGACCCTCTCAACATTTCTCAAAAATACGACCAGATAACGTTTGACAGTCTTGCCGATAACTACTGGACTCAGGTTTCTGTAGCACCTGACGGTCTTGCTACTCAGACTGTGACAAAGGTGGGCGAGACTGCGCCGTTTCGTACTTATCAGGTGAACACTAATAATCCGACTACTGGGCAGGCGTTGGACTTTGCCAATTATCTGTTGGGTAACTATCAGACACCTAAGTTTGCAATTAGTTCTGTTTCGTGTTTGGCTGAGGCTCAGACTGGTGCAATGTTGCTAGACAATTTTGCTGGTTTTACACAGACTTTTGCTGGCACAGTGGGTGTTCAGACTGAGGTTGTTTTTCGTGGCACTACGTTTGTTTGTGTGATTGAGGGTGTCACTATGTCGGCCACCCCTGCCGGTGCTCGGTTCACTTTTTATCTTTCGGGTGCAGACCTGAACGCTTATTTGCTGCTTGACGATTTGACTCGTGGCACGCTCGACAACAACAGATTAGGATACTAAACATGGCTACACCACCAGATTTCACAACAGGCCAAGTGCTTACAGCAGCGCAAATGAACGCCGTCGGGCTTTGGGAAGTTGCTTCTGCTTCTTTTACAAGCATCACAGCAGCATCGCCGTTAGTGCTTTCTAATGTTTTTACAACGGATTACCCTCACTACAAAATCGTCATGTCATGGACGCAGGCCACAGCAGGTGGATACTTGAACATTAGATTACGAAATTCAGGAGGACTAATTAGCACTCTTACTTATGACACTCAAACATTAGAAAATTATTCGGGAAGCGTGGTTGCTAGTGGTTCTCTAAATCAAAGCGCATGGATAAACCTCGCTTACAACTACAACCTAGGCTTCCAATCATTTTTCAATGCCGACATTACTTTTGCCACAGTTGCCCAGCCAACAGGGCTAAACGGAACAGGAATGACCAAGCGCACAGGTGGTGGTGGAAACTACATGTATGTCCAATGGAACACAAACATGGAAAACACAGCGACCATCGCAACAGGACTCAACATTTACCCTGACGGTGGCGCAATGACAGGCTCCTACAAGATTTACGGATACAGGAACTAAATAATGACAACACCAAAACAAACCGTCCACGACTGGTCAAGTGGCTCGCTAGTCATAAGTGAGACAGACACAGAAGAAGCACCCGAAACCATTCCACAAACACCAAGCACCGATGAAACGCCTAGCCCTGATTAGCCTGCTCGCCATCACCCTCACAGCCTGTGCAGACCGTACAAGAGTGAACTGCGAACGCATCAAAAACAAAGCCCCCGAAACCATAGGGACACAAACACAAATAGGAGGTGGACGCTGTGCCTAAAGAAAGAATGACAAACGAAGAAATCAAAGCACGCATAATCCTGTTCGTTGCAGCTGGACTTACGCTCTCATTCGTCATGGCCATTGCATCACTGATCTACGGCCTGCTGTTCGTCACTCAACCACTCGACCAAGCACCAAACGATGCCGAAGCATGGGCAGTCCTCTCACCCATGCTCATGACCCTCGCCGGTGGCCTCATCGGTGTACTCGCAGGCAACGGCCTCAAAGACAAACCGAAAGACCCCCCAAATGCCCCGTAAGTACCCCTACTACCCAGTGACCACACCAGGCACAGGCAAACTCGCAGGAACAGAAAAGTTCGTTGACCTATGCAAACGGCGCTGGGGTTTCACCAATCTGGGCACGTTTGTTGTTCGCAACATCCGTGGAGGCAAAACCCTTTCCGTGCATTCACTTGGCGTCGCTGGCGACATTGGCTATCCCAAGACCAGAGCAGGCAGGGCACAGGCTAAAGAAGCGTGGGATTGGCTTATTGAGCACTCAGAAGCCCTAGGACTGTGCGAACTGCACGACTACGCATTTGGGGACTACGGCCGTGGCTATCGCTGTTCTAGAGGCGAAGGGCAAAAAGGCGTCAAAATCTTTACAGCAACCGACAACGCAGGTTCAATAGGGGGCGCATGGCTTCACTTTGAACTTGAAATGGACTTGGCAAAAGACGCTAAAGCGCTCGAAGCAGCATGGCGAGCGTTGCCAAAACCCAACTCAGACAAGGCA